AAAAAATGATTGTTTTAGGTGGCAATATGAGATTAAAAGCGTGTCAATCAGCTGGTTTATTTGAGGTTTATATTCATAAGGCAATTGGTTGGACCGAAAAACAAAAACAAGAGTTTATAATTAAAGATAATGTTGGCTTTGGTGATTGGGATTGGGATATTTTGGCAAATGAATGGGATGTAAAAGAATTAAATGATTGGGGTTTAAATTTACCAGAGTTTGATGAAATACAACTTGAAGCTGAAGAAGATGATTATACTGAACCAGAACAAATAAAGGTAGATGTTGTTTTAGGTGATTTAATAGAAATAGGTGAGCATCGTTTACTGTGTGGAGATAGTACAGATTCAGACCAAGTGGCAAAGCTAATGAATGGAGAGAAAGCTGATATGGTTTGGACTGATCCTCCTTATGGAATAAATGAAAAAGGAGATAGAAGCAAAAGAGGCGGACTAGCTAAAGGAAATAATTTACCATCGTTTAAAGACGATACAATTAAATATGCTATTAAAGCTTTTAATCAATCTATAAATCAAGATATAAAAATTCAAGTTTGGTTTGGAGCAAATTATTATTGTCATTCATTACCACAAAGTGCAAATTGGTTAGTTTGGGACAAAAGAGTTGAAGAGAATCAAAGAGATTATAATTCTGATTGTGAATTAGCTTGGATAAAATCAGATAAAAAATCAATAAGAATATTTAGGCACTTATGGAAAGGAATGTTGAAAGATTCTGAAAGAGGAGAAAAAAGAGTACACGCAACACAAAAACCAATAGAATTAGTTAATTATTGTATTAAGGAGTACTATTCAGAAGCTAATTTAATATTAGATTATTTTTTAGGAAGTGGAGTTTGTATGGTAGCAGCTCATCAACTTAAAAAGAAATGTTACGGCATGGAACTTGACCCTAGGTATTGCCAAGTAATTATTGATAGAATGTTAAAGCTAGATTCCAAACTAAGTATTAAAATAAATGGAAAAGAATATATAAAAACCTAACGTAAGAAGCCAGGCGGGAGCTATTGGCATTAGGTAATTAAAGGGGGTTTCACAACTCCCTTTTTTTTATGTATTTTTGTTAAATGGCAAATAGGCAAGTATCGACACATAAAAAAAGATTAATGCTCCAGGCATTAGAAAAAAGTTTATCAGTTGTTACAACAGCTGTTAGAACAGTTGGCATCAATAGACAAACACATTATAATTGGTTAAAGAATGATCCTAAGTATGCAGCTGAGGTTAAATCTATTGAGGATATTACTTTGGATTTTGCTGAAAGTCAATTACATAAACAAATACAAGAGGGTAATGTTACAGCAACAATATTTTTATTAAAAACAAAAGGAAAAAAAAGAGGGTATATCGAAAGGCAAGAGATTCAACACGATAGCACTATTGAAAGCAAACTAATTGAATGGACACCAGCCAAAGACAAAAAGTAACTGAGTATTGCAATAAACAATTTTACCAGGCGGTTAACTCAGAAAAAAGATTAAATATATTTCAAGGTGGTACAAGATCCGGCAAATCCTGGTCATTGATGCAATATTGTTTATACTTAATGACTACCGAAAAGAATCCATTAACAATATCAATAGTTAGAAAAACCCTACCAGCACTTAAAAGGTCAGTTTTAAGAGATTTTTTACATATATCAAAGCAATTAGGTATCTATTGGAATGGCGTTCATAATAAGTCAGAAAACACATTTGATTTTAATGGCCATACATTAGAAATGTTCAGTGCTGATGATGCGCAGAAAATAAGGGGATCCGCTAGGGATATATTATGGATTAATGAGGGTAATGAATTATTCTTTGAGGATTACCAACAATTGGTAATGCGAACCAGAAAAAAGGTTTATATTGATTTCAATCCCTCAGATCCGGTCCATTATCTTTATGATTTAGCTGAGAGGGATGATGCTGCATTATTTATATCAACATACAAGGATAATAAGTTTTTGCCTAAAGAATTAGTTGATGAAATTGAAAGGATAAGGGAAAGAGATCCAGATTATTGGAGGGTGTATGGTGAGGGCCAAAGAGCGGTGTTTAGTGAAAAGCAAATATTTAAGAATTGGAATTACATTCCTTATAAAGATTTCCCAGAATTAGATGATGAGGTTATTGGTATTGATTTTGGATTCTCTCAAGATAGTTTGGCAATTGTAAAAGTTAGTAGGCATAATAATAATTTATACATACATGAGTTATTATATAAAAAGGGAATGACAAATAGGGATATTGCACAATTCTTAAAAAAAGAAAAATTAGATGATTTTATTTGTTATTGTGATAGTGCCGAGCCAAAGAGTATTGAGGAATTAAAGCAAATGAGTATATGGGCAAAACCAGCCATAAAGGGTGCCGGTAGTATTAACGCTGGTATTAGCTTATTAAAAGAGTTTGATATTTATGTTAGTGAGGAATCAATTAACATTTTAAAAGAACAGCAATCGTATGTTTTTGATGAATTAAAAGATGGCACGATTATTAATAAACCAAAAGCAAATCAAGCAGATCACTTGATGGATTCAATTCGATATTGTGTTTATTCAAGATGGCGCAATCGCAATGATTTTTTTGTTGTATAATTAAGAATTAATTATTTTGTATTTTTACATAAAATTTTATATTAATGGCATCATTCTTTGATAGGTTTAAATCTATAATAAACACTAAATCACAAAACACAAACGAACAATATAACCGAGCAATTTACAATTGGTTAGGCAATACAATTGTTTGGAATACTGAAAATGATGAAACTTATATTAATGATGGTTACAGAAAAAATGCAACGATTTATTCAATTGTAAATATCATCACTAAGGCGGCATCAACTATTCCTTTTCACATATATGAAAAAGTTAATGACAATAGCTATAAGCGATATAAGGCGCTATCTAGTGGGCTTAGCGATGCCAATGTAATGTACAAAGCTAATATGTTAAAGAAACATGCTTTGGTTGAGCTTGAGCATACTGAATTACATAAATTATTAGAGCGACCAAATCCAGCGCAATCTTATGCCTCATGGATTAGTGAGGTTATTGCTTTTGGTAAATTAACAGGGAACCGATACATTTATGGTATTGGACCAGAGACAGGTGATAATATTAATAAATATACTGAGCTTTACGTTATGCCATCTCAGATAATGGAAATCAACTCAGGTGGTATCATGAAACCGGTTGAATCATACACCATTGAATATAACGGAACTTATCACATACCAGCCGAACAAATGTGTCATATAAAAGATTTTAATCCTTATTATGATGGTACCGGTTCACATCTTTATGGCCAATCACCCCTAAAAGCTGGTTTAAGGTCGATGACTACTAATAACGAGGCGACAGAAAGCGGAGTTAAGTTCCTACAAAACCAGACGGCTAGGGGTATTTTAATGAGTGATGAGGGTGATTTAAATGAGGTTCAAGCGCAACAATTAAAAGATAAGTTTAGAAAAAACCACCAAGGAAGTCAAAAAGCCGGTGATATAATTATCACACCAAAGAAATTATCTTGGGTTAACTTTGGTTTAAATGCATCTGATATGAGTTTGATTGAGCAATACAATGCCTCAATTAAAGATTTATGTAATATTTATAATGTGCCAGTTCAATTATTAAACAATACTGAATCCAGCACTTATAACAACATGAAAGAGGCAAAGAAAGCATTATATCAAAATTGTGTTATTCCAGAGCTTATTAAGATACAAGATGAATTGAATCGTTGGTTGGCTCCAATGTATGGCGATAACATTTGTATTGAATATGATTTTAGTGTCATTCCAGAGTTACAAGAGGAAACAGACAAGATTGTTGATCAGATGTCCAAAGCGTGGTGGTTAACTCCAAATGAAAAAAGAGCGGCAATGTCTTACAGCCACGATGAGGAAAATCCAATATTAGATGATTATTATATCCCAGCTAATTTAATTCCTGTTAGTGGTGAGCCAATAGATATGCCGGAACCACAACCAGCTGAAATCTCAGAGGATAAAAAAAAAACTCCAATAACTAATATTGAAATAAAAAAATTAGTACCAGGAATGACCGATGTCTTTACTACAAGACAAGAGGCCGAGGATAGAGCTATTGAATTAGGCGGTGAGGGTAGTCATTCACATGACATGGATGGTGAATTAGTTTACATGCCATTTAAAACTCATAATGAGTATATAAGTGCGATAGAGGATGAGAAATATCATGAGGATAAACCACACGATGATGAGTATAAGGCAGAGGTATCGGCTAGAGTTGAAAAGGCATTAAAGAAAAAAGCTGATGATCACAACGATTCGGTTAGTGCGAAATCAAAAAAAACATCATTAGGAACTTTAAAAAAGGTTTTTAATAGAGGTGTTGGCGCCTACAATACCAACCCTAGTAGTGTTCGGCCTAGTGTATCAAGTCCGGACCAATGGGCTATGGCTAGAGTAAATTCATATTTATTTGCCCTTAAAAATGGTAAATATAGAGGTGGTAAACATGATACAGATTTATTGCCAGAGGGCCATCCAATGAGTTCTAAAAAAGAATCTAAAGCCGAGGGTTATGATGACTATCCTCAAAGTGCTACTAACAACGCTAAAAGAGTTAAAAATTGGATTGATAAATATGGGCGTGACCAGGTTAATGGAATGACAACTATTGGGCTTTCAAGGATGAACCAATTAATTTCAAGGGAAAAACTTTCGTTATCAGTTTTGAAAAGAACTTTTAGCTTTTTATCTAGGACTAAAGGCGGTGGTTATAATAAAATAAATCCAAAGTTTAAAGACACGCCATGG